TCCCATTATTTTATAGAGGATTATAATAAAGCCGTAACATTAATTAAAAATCAAGTAAAATGACAATTAAATTCACAACAAAAGATATCCTAGAGATATCACAGAGCCATATAGATGGCAACTTAGACCTTTTCACTAAGAAACTGAATGAGGAAGATGCAAAACAACTTTTGCAGCAGCTGGAGGAGGTAATTTATCAAACAGTATCAGACCTAGTCCATGAGTGTGTATGGGATGATTTAATGGATATAAATGACCAAAATTAATTTAAACCAATAATAAAATGAAAAAAACAATAAATTTAAATAAAACAAAAGTTAAAGATCATTGTCTTAATTGGACAGCTTCAGATGTAGCTTATAAAGTAGAATTGTTGGGTAAGTATGGGGCTAAAAACATAATAAAACCCTTTAGAGAAGATTATAAGATAATCGATGAACCCACAGAAGAACAACGAGAAGATTTGCAAGGAATAATGCAAGATGCTATCTACGAAAATCAGGACATGATCATTGAGGTAATAAACGATGCCCTATGGGATTACATGATTGAAAATAAAGGAGAAATAATGGAAACACTAATTGATAATAAATATATTAAACGACAATAAAATGAAAAAACAAAACAATGATCCAACAGACTTAATGATTAAGTATGTAAACAAAGAAATAACCCCTAAAGAGTATTACTTCAGAATGGGAGCATATGAGTTAGGGGTAACAACTTACAAAGAAAACAATTAAAGTATGAATTACATGAATCATGCATGGGGAACACCTCCATGGGAAGACAAGGCGCAATTTGAATGTTCAGAGTGCGGAGTAGAAATGTATAAAGACACAGACGTATGTTCTAGTCTTTGTTATGAAGCCTCAATGTTATGAAGTGTAAATCTTGTAACAGTACTGAAATAGCAGAAGAAACTTCTGAATATAGGGGAGACTATACTAAAGAGACTTACTACTGTAAAGATTGCGGTACTGAGGGAACTAAGTTTTATGATAAAATATATATAATAAAAAGAAATGAATAAGATCACAATAACATCTTCGGAGGCGAAAATAATTAAAGAACATTTATTTAAATCTTTAAAACACGCCACCGATAATTTTAATAATAACCTAGATTGGTACAAAAAAGACTTTGATCTTTACAATCGAATAAACGAACTATCATGAGTTACATATTAAAAGGTAAGCGAAAGCAAAAACATTTAGATTACATATATAAATTTTTAGTAAAAATAGATAACGAATGTAGAAGCCTTAGACTCAATATGAATGATGAAAATCAGGATGAAAGTGTAAAAGAGATGAGGAGGCTGACTGATTTGCAAAAAAAATACAAACGAAGGTATCAATTATTAAATTTTTAGACAAAACATTGGTTTTTTCCAATTTTTCATTGAAATATTAACAAAAAAATTAGCTATTTTATATTTTTCTGTTTAATTTTGTAATTAAATTCAATCAAATGACACATTTAGAAAATATTTTTTTAGACGATGACTATCAGTCCAAAGAATATATAAAAAAAAGAGAGAGAAAAACAAATCCTTCAGTTACATTGACTTACAATGAAACCGCTCCTTTATTGGAACAAATATTTAAAATCAAATGAAAGAACATATATTTATTCAATATCTAAAAAAAATCGCTAAACATCTAGAAGTAGATTATAATCTGATACTTGAAAAAACAAAAATAAGGCACATTGTTGAAGCCAGGAGATTACTTTGGTTTCTATGCTCCGAACATGGAATGACTCCAACAGAAATTAAAAGACACACTAAAAACCTATCATCTATAGACTTTCAAAGATCAACTATTGATAGAGGTATAGTAAGTATCAAAGAGACAATCCGAAAAGATCCAGACTATAATTATATAATCTCTAAATTAAAACAAATTGATATTTAACGAACTAGATGAGATATTTGAAGATGCTAAAAAAAGCTATGGTTCAGTTAAATTAGATTGGCATGGCTATGAAGCAAGAATGGAGCTAGGTATAAAAATATCTAGAGACATAGAGAGTGGAGACGTTACTCTTTATGACCCCGCAAAGGGAGGAGATTATTACATAGAAATGAATGAGCATCAGTATCAGTTATTTTTTGATCATGGGTGGAATAAAGCGGTAAACATAATATCCCTAGACAAGTATAAAAGAACAATAGATAGGCTCAACGAAAACATTAAACGCGAAATGAATAGCATGAGTATAAATACAAAAAGCTTAGAAACTTATAAAGCTGCTCGTGTTACAGTATTAAAGAAATATTATAAACTAACTCAAAAATCAAAAAAACTATGAAGAATTATTACAAAGCACTCGCAGAGTTTCAGCAAGAATGCCCCGTGTTACTAAAAGCCACATCAGGCTACGGATATACCTATGTTGATTTACCTACCATTATGCATAAGATAAACCCTTTAATGAAAAAACATGGGTTAGGATTCACGCAAAAGCTAGGAACTAATAATGAAACGGGAAACTCTTGCTTAACGACAGCTATATTTCATGCAGCAAGCGGAGAGTCTGACAGTTCAACAGTAGATATACCATTAGTAGAAATGAAAGGTATGAATGCTTATCAGTCTTTTGGATCAGGAACAACTTATTTTAGACGTTACCAACTTAGTAGTCAACTCGGCATAGTTTCCGACAAAGACCTAGATGCTTATGGAGAACAAAAAAGCACCTCCAAAGAAATTAAAGTTGGTAAAGTACAGACTAATGTAAAAGTAGACTTAAAGGATGATGATTGGGCAGGTGTATTGGCAAAAATAAAAGGCAGACGAGATCGAGGAGAAGCTTGGGCGACAATTATAAAAGCGTTAAAGACTAAATACAATGTATCAGTAGAGCAAGAAAAAGAACTTAAAAAAAATAAATAATGAAACATGAAAAAATAATAGAAAAGCTTCGTGATGATGAGCATTATTACGGAAAGTTTGGAAAACAGTACATATCTAACTCAGATATTAAAAATTTAATTTACGAACCTCAACAGTTTGGAGCAATTCAACCCGATAACGATAATTTTGCTAAGGGAAGGTTCTTTCATCAGCTAATTCTAGAGCCAAATAAGGCCCTTGAGTTCCCTATCGTAGATATTAAGGGTAGAAATACTAAATCTTATAAAAGCTTCTTAGAAGAGAACAATTTGACGTTTGCTCTTACTAAAACAGAAGCTGACGACATAAAAGATATGGTCGATTACCTTTTAGGTAAAGACAAGGTGCTTACTGATTTGATCACAAACTTCGACGCTAAGTATGAAGAGCCTATGATAGGGGAGATATTCGGAAGACCATTTAAAGGAAAAGCTGATATAATTAGCCAGGGAGTCTGTGTTGATTTAAAAACTACAAGTGATATTTTTAAATTCAAAAGAAACGCCTACACGTACGGTTATGATACTCAAGCTTTTATATATCAAACTCTTTTTGAGGTCGGAATGACGTTTATTGTGGTTGGCAAGACTAGAAAGTATTTTGGTAAATCTAACATACCTTACTTTGATATAGGAGTTTTCCCTACTACCGAAGAGTTTGTTTTACAAGGAAAAGAAAAAGTGGAATTGGCGATGCAAAATTACGAAAAATATTTTAGCAAAGATGCCACTGAAAAAATAGAGGATTTAATCATAAATAGTCCTTTATAGTTTAATTTAATTTAATATATATATTATGAATGAACAAAAAGAAAAGGTATTTGCAGACGGTCTGATCGTTAAAAAACGTGATGGATCTCCTAACTTTGTTATTGCAGAGCTATCGTTTAAGGTTCAGGACTTCAAAAATTTCTTGGATGCCAACATTAAAAACGGATGGGTTAACGCAACAGTGAAGCAGGCTAAATCTGGAAAGTATTACGCAGAGTTGAACACGTTTGAGCCAAAACCTCAAGCTAACAACAGTGCCACCAACTCTCAAGGAGAGATTGGGTTTTAATAATTAATTTTATTAAAGAGTAAAAGGGAGGTGTAAAAACCTCCTTTTTTTACCAAATAACTGTGCCGATTGTCAATAAAAACACCTCTAACTATATATATAAGGGTTTTTTTTACTTATAATATTTTTTATTCTCCTATACAAGAAATAAAGATAACATTATCGACACTAATCAGTTATACCAAGTAATTTAATTCAATAAATCGACATGAACTCGACACACGAAGTTACAATATTCAAAAACATTAAAGAAACCCAAACTCCTTTCTTCAAGGACACAGATTATATCTTGAATAGAATAAAGATTGGATCATCTAAAAATTTAATCAAAAGCATTAGAAGAGAAAAAGATAAGTCAAAAAGAAATGAGTTAAAAAAAGAATTGCCTGCCGTTTGTTTTAGCGGTAAGTTTAATAAACGATCAGATTCTTCAATAATTGAACACAGTGGTTTAATATGTTTGGATTATGATGGCTATTCAAAACAAAAAGATTTACTCCAGGACAAAGAAAAGTTTATAAAAAACAAATTTGTTTACGCAGTTTTTGTATCTCCATCAGGAAACGGGTTAAAAGTATTAATAAGAATACCGAGAGAAGCCGACAATCATTCTAGGTATTTTAATTCTTTAGAAAAAGAACTAGGATCGGAATACTTTGACACAACAAGCAAAAACATTTCTAGAGTATGTTATGAGTCTTATGATCCCTTGGTGTTTGTAAACAAAAATTCTTTGGAGTGGAATAAAATTGAAGAAGAAGAGCATCAGGAGATGTCTTTCAAGAAAAGTCCTCCAACTATACAGATTACAGATGAAAATAGAATAGTTGAAATACTTTTAAAGTGGTGGGAAAAGAAATATCCAGTTATAGAGGGGCAACGTAATCAAAATGTTTTCATTCTAGCTATGGCTTTTAATGATTTTGGGGTTAATAAGAGTTTAGCTTCTTTTGTATGCGGACAATACCAATCATCGAGTTTTACTTTATCAGAAATAGAGGCTACTATAGCTTCAGCTTATCAAAATACCGCCGGATTTGGTAGTAAATTTTACGAAGACAAAGATGCTTTAGATGAGATAGGGCAAAGAATTAGGAGGGGAGATTCAAAGATTGAAATACGCAGGAGTTTAGAAGACTCTATGCTTGAGACAGAAGTTATTGACTCTGTATTAGAGCGAGCAGAGGAGGATGTAAGTCTAAAGTTTTGGACTAAATCTGAAAAAGGAGTTGTAAAAGCTGTTCCTGTTGTGTTTAAAAAATTCTTAGAAGATAATGGATTTTACAAGTACTGTCCAGAAGGCAGTAAAAACTATGTCTTTGTAAAAGTAACTAACAATCTAATTGATCACATTACTGACAATGAAATAAAAGATTTTATATTAAATCATTTGTTTGCAATGGATGACATATCTATATATAATTATTTTGCAGAACAAACTAGGTTATTTAGAGATGAATTTTTAACCTTGTTATCTACGATTGATATATATTTTATTGCAGACACTAAGGAAACATCTTATTTGTATTATAAAAATTGCGCAGTAGCAATAACTTATGACAGTATAACTGTGTTAGATTATGTGGATTTAGGTGGTTATGTGTGGAAAGACCATGTAATTGACAGGATGTATAGAGATAGTGATACGGATGGGTGTGATTATAGAACCTTCATAAACAATATAAGCGGAAAAGACTACTCAAGGACATTAACGATGGAGTCAACAATCGGTTTCTTAATGCATGGACACAAGAACTTATCTTATTGTCCGGCAGTAATCTTAAATGACGAAGTGATCAGCGAAAATCCTGAAGGGGGAACGGGTAAAGGAATTTTTATGAATGCGTTATCTCACATGAAAAAGCTAGTAAAGATAGATGGTAAGGCTTTTACTTTTGATAGGTCTTTTGCTTATCAGTTAGTTTCTGCTGATACTCAAATCCTTTCTTTTGATGATGTAAAAAAACATTTTGATTTTGAAAGACTTTTTAGTGTTGTTACTGAGGGTATCACATTGGAGAAGAAAAATAAAGATGCCATAACAATACCGTTTAGTAAGTCGCCTAAGATAGCTATAACAACAAATTACGCGATTAGAGGGACAGGAAACTCTTTCACTAGAAGAAAATGGGAGTTAGAGTTGCATCAGCATTACAATAAAAACTACACTCCTTTAGATGAATTCGGTAAATTAATGTTTGGAGATTGGGATGATTCTGATTGGTGCAAGTTTGATAATTACATGATCAAATGCCTGCAAAATTATTTAAAAAACGGTTTAATTAAGAGTGATTTTGTAAACTTAAACGTAAGACAACTAGGACAATCAACCTGTCATGAATTTTTAGAGTGGTGTGGAATATTAAAAGGAACAGAAAAAAATATCAGATTAATTCCAAATGTTAAAATATACAAACAAGAATTATACTATGATTTTATAGAAGAGAATCCTGATTATGCTCCAAGAGCCGTTAAGTCTAGGGCGTTTACTCGAACAGGCTTTTATAGGTGGTTAGTCATGTTTGCTGTATATAAGTTTGAAGCTACCCCTAAAGAAGGCAGGGATTCTACGGGAAGGTGGATTGAGTTTCAGACTAAACACGACATGGAATTTCAATCATCAATAGAATTTTAATGGAATTTAGAAAATACCAATTAGAAATCATAAAAAAAGGCGCTGATGTTTTAGGTGAGCATGGGTTCTTGTACTTGGCAATGGAGGTAAGGACGGGCAAAACCTTAACTAGCTTAGGTATTGCAGGGGAAATGAAAGTTAATAGCGTTTTATTTGTAACCAAGAAGAAGGCTATAAGTTCAATAGAGAAAGACTACGAGCTATTAAAGCCTAACTTTAAAATGGAAGTTATAAATTACGAAAGCTTACATAAAATTAGCGGAAGCTATGACTTAATCGTCTTAGACGAAGCTCACTGTATGGGAGCGTTTCCTAAACCTAGCAAAAGGGCAAAGCAAGTAAAACTCTTGGTGGGGCAACAAGATCCTATGGTTATTTTAATGTCAGGAACTCCTACCCCGGAATCTTACAGTCAGATGTATCACCAGGTCTATATGTGTAAGAGAAATCCTTTTAAAGAATATAAAAGCTTTTATAAGTTTTGTGGTAAATATGTAAACGTTACAGAACGAATGATAAACAGCTTAAGAATTAGGGATTATTCCAAAGGAAGTGAATTAATACTTGACAAAATGAAGCCTTATACTATTAATTATAGCCAAAAAGAAGCAGGGTTTAAGGTTAAAACCACTGAAAAAGTTCTTTATGTCGAGATGTTGCCGACAACTTATAAAGTTGCTAGTATGTTAAAAAAAGATTTAGTTGTAGAGGGAAGGGAAGAGGTTATACTAGCCGACACTCCCGTTAAGCTAATGATGAAGTTGCATCAGATATATTCCGGGACTGTTAAATTTGAAGGAGGAAATTCCCAGGTTTTAGATTATTCTAAAGCAGGCTTTATAAGAGACTATTTTAAAGACGTGAAGGTAGGTATCTTCTATAAGTTTAAAGAGGAGCTAAACGCCTTAAAAGAGGTTTACGGGGATAGTTTGACTAACGACTTAGTAGAGTTTGAGGCTACAGATAAATCTATAGCTTTGCAAATCGTATCAGGGCGCGAAGGGATATCTTTAAAGCAAGCATCTTGCCTTGTGTATTACAACATAGATTTTAGTGCAACTAGTTATTGGCAGTCTAAAGATAGGATGACAACTAAGGATAGACTAGAAAATGACGTCTATTGGATATTTTCTAAAGGAGGCATAGAGGGTAAAATATATAACGCGGTAAAAAATAAAAAAGATTACACGCTGAATCATTTTAAAAAAGATTTACTAAGTTTGTAAATAATAATTAATTAAAATCAAATATAATGAAAGAACAAATATTAGTGGAAATGAAAAACAAGGTAGAACATCTTGATCTTATTTTAAAAAAAGTAATTACAGAGCTGACACACCTTGGCGACTTGTCAGTAGGAACTTTTAAAACCTTAGAAAGGATGCCAGGTTATGAAGAAGCTATTGCAGAAGTAAAAACTGAGGCGTTAACCAAAATGAAAGACCCTAAAGATGACAGAGCAACAGGTGCAGTCGAAAAAGATTAAAGAGCTAGAAGAGCTGGGGTATTATGTTTTAAAACTTATAAAGACTAATAAGAATGGGATACCTGACCTATTGGCTTTACATCCCGACAAGAGCATTGAATTCTACGAGGTCAAAACAAGCAAGGGGAAAGTTTCTGCACTACAAGAGTATAGACTTAAAGAATTAAAGAAATATGGATTCAAAGCAGAGGTATACAGGGGATGATTTTTATTATGAGCTGGAGGAAAATTTTTTAATAGAACTAGAAAACTTACCAGTGAAGTATAGCGCTTCAATAATAAAACACCTAGACGGAATAGTAGAGGAACTATCCGAAGATATAATAAATAATGGAATTCAATCCGAAGATGAGATTGGAATAGTAGCAGGTGTAGTTGGCGAGGAAGATCCGTTCTTCTACAGTGTAGAGTTTATGAATTATAAAAACGTATGGCCTCTATTCCATAAGTTAAACATTATTGATTCAGACCAATACCTTGACTATATTAATTTACATAAAAAATAAAACTATGAATGATTTAAGAATTGAAGCTATCAAGAAAGTAATATACGACCTATTAAAGGTAGACCTTGACGATCCGTTTACTAATATTAGCCGCAAGACTGTGTATTTGGACGCTAGAATGATATATTTTTTTTTAGCTAAAGAGTTTACTTCTTATGGCTTAGATAAATTAGGTAAAACTATTGAGCCAAGAAAAGACCACACCTCTGTATTGCATAACATAAAGAGATGCAGGGATCTTAAGGAATTTGACAAAGAATTTTCTATAAAATTTAATTGGGTTAAAGACAAATACAGAGCAAAAGATGCAGATATAATAGAAGACTCTCTAACGCTAGAGGAGGCTTTAATTAAAATAAAACACCTAGAAAAATTAAATGAAGAGATTGTTTCTAACCGTGAAGATTTAATTGAAACTGTTGTTAATCTGAAAGATTCATTAAGAAGTCATAAAAAATACCTAGAAGGACAGGGGTACGATTGTAGCACCGGAGGAAGGGTTTTTAAGATATTAGGACTAAAATAAATAAATAATTACCTAATTATTGATAACTTATTATATTTTTTAGTAAATTTGAGTATATAATATAAGAAAATGAACTACACAATAGACGATATAAGCAAAATAACACGGTTTAAAACCTGGAGTATAAAGAAAAAAGTAGATACACTTCTCCGTATAGACTCTTATATGTACACTAACCTTGGCTTAGATTCCACGGCTGCTGAAAAAAAGAAAGCTAAGACATCCAGTAGAAAAATATATAGAGCTATAACTCAAGTTAGCCCCATAGATGGTTATTTTCTAGAGGCGCACATGAATGAAAAAGATTTAACTGAAAACAATAAATAAATAAATAAACTTACTTTCTGGGGGGAAAGGTGTGTTTTAAATTAAATTAAATGAAAATACCTCCCATTGAACGCAAAAGAATACAAAACATTAACTTCATAATGAATGGTCTTCATGATTCATTAGATAATATATATGAATTATTGATGGACAAAGACTACAGCTTACTTAAGTCAGAGGTGGTTTCTTTGAGCAAAAAACTAAAAGCAATAACTGATTCCCTTCAAGATGAGATATAAAGACTTTAGACCTAGACTAAGCGGAAATAAAAAGATAGCATACGACAACCTTAACAAAGACGAGCAACGTATTCTTATCATTGGAGACCTACACGCTCCTTTTGATTTAGAGGAATACTTTGATCACTGTAAGCAAGTTTACGCAAAAATGAATTGCAATCGCGTCGTATTTATTGGCGATGTGATTGATAATCATTATAGTTCTTATCATGAGACCGACGCGAACGGTTTATCGGGCGGGGATGAGCTGGAGTTAGCTATAGATAGGCTTTCCAGGTGGTATGAGGAATTTCCAGATGCAGACGTTACGATAGGTAATCATGATCGTTTAGTGATGAGAAAAGCTCAAACAAGCAATGTTCCTAAACAATGGATAAAAGACTACAAAGACGTGCTAAACACTCCAAACTGGAACTTTACAGAGCGAGTTGTTTATGATAACGTACAATATGTACACGGGGAAGCAGGCACCGCTCGAACAAAAAGCAAAGCAGATATGATGAGTACAGTTCAAGGTCATTTGCATACGCAGTGTTATACTGAATTCTCAGTCGGAAGGAACTTTAAAGTTTTTGGAATGCAAGTGGGCTGCGGGATTGATTTTGACACTTACGCGATGGCTTACGCGAAAGCAGGAAAGAAGCCAGCGATTGGATGTGGAGTGGTAATTGGAGGCCATACTGCTATCAACTGCTTAATGGAGCTATGATTTTTGAAAAAGAACAAGACTTAACCCAGGAAAAAGAAGCTATTAATACTTATGTAAAATTAAATGGAGGTAGCTATAAGAAACTAAGCGCTCAAGATATAGATTATAAATTGTTTGATCAAAACAAGAACTTATACGCTTATGCAGAGATTAAGGTTATAAATACTAAAATCTCTGATTCATTCCCTTTGAGTATATCTGCAAGAAAAATACTAAAGCTTATAGATAAAAGATTAAATCCTGTTGTAATATGGAAATGCATTGATGGAATTATATATTCCAATCCTCAAACCATTACAGGCGAAATATCTTGGTCAAACTCAGAAGTAGACTTAGAGGTTAAATATACAAACAAAAAACAATTTAGATATGTACGATCCTAAACACCCTAAATTAAATTTTATATTAGCAATAATGCTTAATACGCTACTGCTATATCTATTGTATAGGTTTTTATTTTGACTTAACCCTTCTGCGTCGCTGAGAGATTAAGTTAGGGGCTTTACTTTTTGCGTGTATACGCTTAGGTAATGTTCCAGAAGTTGTTTCTTTCTCCCATTTCTTCGCTATCTCAGGAAGATTCTTATACATATACGCTCTTTGTGCTTTGCTTCTAAATGGCATAATTATTAATTAAATCTATTTTTCCCTCCAAACCTATTGTTTTTTTTCTTTCTTTTTGTTTTCTTTTTCTTTTTCTCCTCTGGAGTATAATTGTACTCTTTATCTCTCTCTTGTTGCAATAATTTTCTTTCAAGTTTTTTAGCTTCTCTTTCAGCTTCTCTTTCTTTGTATCCGGGAGATTTTTCTCCGTATGTCATTTCCCATAACTCTCTATCATATCTTTTCATTTCAGATTTATTCTTATATCCCTGAAGTTCCCTTTTTTCATCTTTTTGCTGTTCTTTTTTATAAGACTTGACATTGTATTTAATAATAGATCCTGCTTCAGATGGAAGAACCCCGAGACTATATAAAAAATAAGCTAATGCATTAAGAGCGATTGGTCCTCTTAACGATGGATCAATTTTTTTCTCATTACCATAATTATCCGTGTAAGTTCCAGTAGACCCCATACCTATCATTTGAAATAAATCCTCAGCAGTTTTAAGCGGTATACCTAAAACACCTGCTTGTTCTATAAATGTTTTTTCATCTTTTGCAAAAAATTGAAAAGGGTCATCTCCATCACTAGCTGTTCTTATGACCTTATTGATCAACTGTAAGGTTATGTCATCTAAAGGAGGTATAGGTGATAAAACATCCTTAACTACATTACCCGCCCTACCTTTTAATCTATTTTGAAACGCTTTTTCTTTATCTTCCTCGTCGTCATCTCCAGTAATCGCAGATGACATTAACGCTAAAGCTTGAGTAACAGCAAGACCTATTAAGTTAAATGTAGCGGTTTCTACTCCAAGACCAGCTAAAGAACGATACGCGCTTCTTTTATCTTCTTTTGTAGCTGTTTTACTAAGCGCTATATTGAAGTCAGTATACATTCTTGTCTTTTGATTTAACAAGAAATTAGCGAATGGAAAAAATATTTTACGCGCAACTTGATTCACAGCGTTTTTACTTCTAAATAAGTCACCCTGTAAGTCTATATCGGAAACATTCTGTTGCCTTCCCACTTGTTGTTCAGCAAAAGCGCCTGCTTGTTTATTTACTTTATGATTTGACCAATCAATATTAGAAGGATCTACACCTTGTTTTTTTAAGTCATTCATATAGTAAGCCATCCAAGAGGCTTGAGCTGCAAATTTATCTGGACTTACTAAAAACTTTTGTAAATAAAATTTATTAGCTTCTAACAAAACATTACCAGCCTGCTCCCATTTACCTTCAGCAGCCTTATCCATTTTTGTGTTAGTCCCTTCTAAATTTGTTATAGACTGTAAGCCACGATTAGCAATTTCATAACCCGACTTATTTAACCAAATTCTAGCATCAGGATTTGAAGTTATTAAAGATATTCCTTGACCAACAGAACCAAGATCAAACATTAAATTTGTCGCTGTATTCACTAAAGGGGTTAACTGCTTTATAAATTGAGTTGGTCCACCTAAAACTCTAGAGACACCAATTCCAGCTATTTGATTAAGAAGCTTTATAGTCTCCTTATCTTCAATTTTTTCACTTGCCCCTCTTTTGGAGTTTACGTAATTCTGAAACTTGCTAAAAATAAGGTTTCTATTATCTACATCAGGAACTAATTTTTTAAACTCAGGGTTCAAATTTTTTGAAGTCCCCATAAATCCTTTCATTACCTGTATACTTTCTGCTGTTTCAAGATCTGTTAAAGCATCTTTTAGATTGCTTATATTGGAAGAATCAAACCCGAGATTTACAACTCTTCCAGTTGTAAGTCTTTTAGGTCTAACAACATCCATTAAAACACCTGATTCTTTATCGTAAATTTTTTGTGAAGTACCTTGAAATTGAGGGCTTCCAATCTCCTGGTCAGTACTACCAGCTTGATCTTTCAATAAACTAAATGAGTCTGGTGTGTAGTTTATATCTTTACCTAAAACTTTGTTATATACGTTTAAAGATACATTTTCTAAATCAGGTCTAATTTTTGACCACTCAGCAGTCATCCACTCAACAGCTTCTTTATTTGTAGGGTCAACCTTATTTTCAATATCTTGTATACTATTAGATCCTGACAGTATTTTATCAGCAGCTTCTTTAATAAGTTGAGCTTTTTTTGTTTCTCCTGAGTCGTTTAAGGTTTTAATAGTTTCTTCAACTAAGCCTTTACGTCTTTCAAATTCAATTCTTTGATCCTCTTTAGTTCCATCTACCGTTCTTCTCATGAAAGCAAATAAACCTCTTTCTGTATCATTAGCCGCCGTGTTAAAATCTGTGCCGTTGGGCTGTGTTCTTGTAATGCCTTTTATTGCATTAAATTTACTTGTGGGCTTGATGAACTTATCTACATAATCCTGAGAAATATCATTTGTTAACCTTTCAGCTTTTGCAACTCCGTTTCTAAACCCATCAAACCCAGATAACTTATTAAATATTCTAGCCGTAGACGTTCCTTTAAATAAGTTTTCCATTATTCTAGGCATTGCACCTAGTTTTTTGTACCAAAAATTAGCAACTTTTTTAGAACCAAATAATTTCAATGGTCTAGCCGGCCTTAATAATTTATTTGCCTTGATAACGTTCTTCATTCCTTCGTTACTCTTAGTTGTAGCAACCATTCCGCCCGTCCCTTGATTAACGACAAAATTAACCATAGCATCTAAAGCTTGTAGTTTATCTTTGGTGGTATTCATTAAGTCAAGATCTATATTCATAAAATCTTTTATGATTTTTTGATCTTGTTTACTTATATTTATTTTTTCTCCAGTAAAAGGGTCAATGTTGTTTTTTATAATATCATTAACTATTCCTTGATAAACACTAAAAGCTTTCTTTACACCTTTATTTATAATAGACTCCTTAGCTATTAGCTTGTCCTCCTTAGCTTGTATATCTTTATCTCCATCTCCTTCTTCAAGAATTTCACGCATTTCTTCAAGAGTAAATTCGTTAGAATTTAATCCAGTTAAATCACTGAATGCCAAGGCTTCAGCTTTTCTTATTATTTTATTTTCCTTAGCTATCTCCTTAGATGTATACTTGTCAAGGGCTTTTATATCCACGGCGTCAGCTACAATAATATTACCATCTTTATCAGTCTTGCTTTTTGTTAGACCATCTACAACTTTTTGTGCGTTTTCTAAATATAAATCTAAATCACTCACTAATGCTGGATCAATTTTTAAAAATTGTTTTGCAGAAATCGAAACCTCTCCATCTAAACTTTCGCTTTTTAAAAGCTTTTTTATTTTTCTAGATAAGCTATCAGCATCACTAAACTTCTTAGCGTTATTCGCGTCTGTATTAACTTTATCGACATATTCTAAAACTTGACTCACTAGGCGGGGGTTGTTTAAATTCACACCCGACACCTTGTTAATTAAGGAGTTTGCTTTTTTTAAGGTTATTGATCCTAACTTTTCTAAAGATTTTATGGCATCAGACAGAGATTTTCTTCTTTTAGTCTGATCTAATTTTGAATCTTTTGCTGCTTTTACTTCAAGATTTATTTGATCTTTTAAAGCTTGACTCTCGTTAACAGTAACAATTTTAGGCTTTCCATCAGTTACGCTCTTTGTTGTTGGACCTTTCTTTTTGCCAAATATTCCAGGCTCTTGAGCTTCTTTTTCTAATTTAGACTTAACATTTTCTTCAACAATACTTAACGGCTCTCGATTAGGATCAACTTCTAATACGGTATTTACATTTGTTGGCGTTGCCTCTAGACCTGTTAAAGATTTAAATTTGTCTTTTAAATTTCTTAAGGTTTCAGTTGAAGCTGTTATACCCGTAAGCTCTTTTATGGCTTGATTATTAGGATTGTTTTTCATAAACTCAACAACCTCCTCTAAAGTTACATTTTCTTGTCCAACAGCATCAACCCATCCGTCTTCTAAACTGACGCCGTCTTTACTGATCCAGGTACTTGTGAGACCAAATTCCCCAGGATCTACACCCGTTACTCGTCTCCAGCTTTCTGGAGTAAACTTAAGCCCGATGATGCCTGTTACTCCTGTATTAGATCCAAATAATTCTTGACTCTGCGCCTTACCTTCTTTTATTAATTTCTGCTCATTAACAATTGTCTCTGCAATCTCTTTAGCACTATCGCTTGACTCTGCAATCTCTTGGTTTATTTGATCCGGAGAAACACCCTCATTTAATTGAGATCGCTGACCTTGATTAACATCAATAATAGACTCTAAATATATTTTTTCTGCAACTTTACGCGCCTTTTCTGACACAGGCTTACCTGTTCTTGTGTTAATTACAGATTCAATTTTACCTTCTTCATTAAAATTTATCTGAGTACTAGTCTTTCTTCCTGTCAAAGATCTAACTATAAAAGGTTCTTTAATAGATGGCTTAGTTATAAAGCCAGGGTCTTTTTTGTCCGATACAGCTTCTGTGGTAGTCTCTAAACCAATCGCTTTCTTCTGACGTGAAGATAATGCGTCAATTTTTTTCTGAGACATTACTTCTGTAATAGGCTTTGATTTAGAAGTTATAACTTCTCCATAACTAGCTTCTATGTAATCTTTATTAGACAGAGTATTTTCTTTTGATACTTCTGTTCCGCTTCTTTGACCATCAATAATCATGGTAAATTCTCTTGATCCGTCTAAATTTGTTTTAACCTCTACAGTTGTATTAGTTCCGTCTGAACTTTCCATATCAACCTCAAAAACCTCAGCTTCTTTTGCTACTTGATTATCTCTAAGTCTTTCTTCTTCTAACGCAGGAGCTTCTTGAATAGTTCCTTCAAAACTTTGTTCCCCATCAGGTGTAGTTGTTAATTCACCCTCTGGATTAGTAATTTGTTTTGATTGCTTGCTATCTCTTTCTTGAACTGCTTTTATTTCCTCATCTACGTTAGCAATCTGTTCATCTATAGTTTCTTTTAAAGGCCCTTCTAGTCCTTCCTTTTGCTTTACAAGGTTTAGTCTTTGCTGAAGTAAGTCCGAAGCCTCTAACATATTGTCAGAATTTATAATCGTACCGTTTGTTCTATTTATTGCAGTTTGCATTGCATAAATTTCATCGTAAGCCTCCTTGCCTTGTTCAGGAGTTAACAACTCTTTATTTACTAAATCTTCAATAGACTGGTCTAGATCACTCACTTCACTAGCCACAAATCTTATAGCGTCACTCCTTTGGTTTGATGTAAGCAATTGAGAGCCTCCTAAGCCAGTTGTTGCGCCTATGGTTAAAGCAATAGTCTCTATAATTTCACTCTTTTTAACACTACTACTTCTAACATCAAGACCAGTGGCTGCATTTACAATTGCATTAATACCTTTTTCTGAAAAATAAACAGGCAGTTCTTCAACAACAACTTCTTTAAGGTTTTCTGCGGCAAGGGTTTTTATTTTACCGTATAATTTCTTCTTGCTGAAGTCTTTACCTTTGTTCTTTACTATATCTATTATTTGAGATTTAATAGTTTTTAAACCACCACCTATTAGGTTAATATTTGACCCTGCTAATCCTGAAAAAAGACCATCTAAAGAGGCAATAGCATTTCCCGCCATAACAGCTTTGCCTAAGGCCTCATCTTCAGTTAGTCCTGCCTTAACAAGGTCAGCTCTCATATCTTCTACTGATTGAGCCACTGTGCTAGCGTAAGAAGCCGATCCCATTCCTATCGCCCCTTTGACTTTACTAGAAAGTTTAACGCCCTTTAAACCACTACTAAATATTTTTCCGCTATATATTAAAGCAAAAAGATTTGCAACCGTTTGTACTCCAGATTGAACAAAAGCTCCACCGTCATAAAAAGTTTCAGAATTATTTATGCTCTTTGCCCGATCTTTTATTTGCTTAATCTTTTCCTCTGACAATATTCCAAAAACACTTACATGAGTAGTATCATCTATCACATCTCCCTCATCGGTGACAATAAACTCCTTTCCGTTTACAGTAACCTTTTTTCCACTAATAAACCCAGATCTTCGAACAGAACCAATATCTTTTTCAGCTGCTTCGCTAGAGTCTAAAAACGCTTCAGTAATTCCGGCTAATACTCCTTTTTTATCAGCCCCTAAAGATGCTAATCCTTGATCAAGAAGACTGGGAATCGCAGCAACTGTTCCTGTAGCAAAGCTAGCTATGGTGTTAGGAATAGTTTTTAAAATTTCAGCCCCTTCATACGCAGCTTGTGTAAATCCACCTATTTGTCCGGCTTCATATATTTTTTTACGTCTTTGTAAATCTAAATCCGAAGTGTATTTTTTATATGTGGGGAACAATTCACCCATCTTGCTTAGAAGATTAGTTTCCTCTATAAGCTTTTCCCCTAATTGTTTTTTAGCTCTAAGAAGCAAAACCTGCTCTTGAGGATTTTTAGACAATATTAACTTCGAGTTGATAGTGGTTAAGTCGTCACTAATTTTTTTTATTACCTCCCCTTTATATGAGAGTAATTTTTCAGAGTCTTTTTTTTCTCTTAAATACTCTTCATTTTCATCTGTTGTCGGTGAGTATTTTAAAAATTCAAAAGAGTCAGACTCTTCTCTTTGAGTTAATTGCTCCCATTTAGAGTAATCTTCCTGATTAATATTTAGCTTGCTAAGTATATTTTTATCAACTTTAGTAGGTTTAATTTCCAAACCTTCTTCTAAATCTCTTGGTAAAGATGTTAGATTGGGCATAGATAAATCAGTTTGTACTTCTCTAGACCCAGTTTCGTTTAAGAAAGTGTTGTATTGTCCAGAAATATTCCCTGAATCTACTTCAATCCCTTGTTCCTCTAAAAATAGTTTTTGAGATTTTTGTAAACTTGACAAAGCCAAAGAACCATCCTCCGACCCGGATTCCGTATTGGCTTCTTCTTTTTTTTTTAATGAACCGTCATCAATTAAAGACTGTGAACGATTTCCATATTTTTTAACAATATCTATTCCTTTTATTTCAGTACCATTAGGGCTAATATAAAACGAATCAAGATCAAAATCAATCTCAACTTCTTCTTTTTTATCAGCGGTTTTATCTGTTTGTTTAAGATTTCCGCTATCTACCAATCCTTGAAATCTATCTCCATATCTAGATTTAGCTTCACTCTCAGTAATTACAGATCCATTAGGGGATTCAAATAATAATTCGTCTTCCATTATTGTATGTTATTATTATTTTATTTGTATTCCAATGTCATCTACCTCAACTTCCCTTGCTGTACCTTTCCCTGGGGTGTTTTTTGTTTCAGAAGACCTTGTTTCATCTATTGTCAATGATCTGTTAAAACCGCTCTTAGAATAAAGAGGATCATCGAGTACGCTATTATAGTTTTTTCCGGTTAACGCTTGCCCAGCAGACAATAAAAATTCAGCCTCACTTTTTAATTTTTTTATTCGTTTTTCATTACTCTTAACCACTGGCTTCTTCGGATCATAACCAGGTTTACCAAGTTCATTACCTTTAGTCTCTGGCTTCTTCGGATCATAATCAGGGTTATCAACTTCAGCATAAAAAGAAATTGCTTTAGTTATAGTTCCGCCTTCTCCATCTCCAACTATTAAATTAATACCATTCTCATTTCTTTCTACATATTTAACATCATTAGTACCTTTATAGTCTCTAAAGTAATCTAAAGAAGAAACTATTTGCTCTGGAGTCCCGGAATACAAAATAGACACTATTTCTGCCTCTTCATTTAATTCTATCTCTTTATCTTCATCTCCTTTATTAAACTCCTTTCGTCTTTGTTTTAACTTGGCCCATTCAATTGCTGACCTGTCTTTCTCTTGTTCAGTAAGTTCTTCTCTTTCTGTTATTTTCTTATCCAACCCTGCCTCAAATAAACTCTCAACATATGCTGTCGCCTCTTTATCTTGAGCTTCTGTAAATTTAATTGAACCGTCAGGTAACATTAAAAGTAATTTAGAGTCCTTTTTAGCTTTTTCTTCATCGTATGTAAAGCCATACCCCATACTATCAGAAAGGATGCTTGACTTCTGATTATCATTGGCTAAAACACTTTCTATTAAATTAACTTTAGCGTCATTCATCAAAGCTACAGACTTTTTGTCTTTATATAAATTATTAAAAGCCATCTCGGTTGTAACTCCCATTTTATCCTTTATCATGATAGTGCCTAGATTTTCAATAACACCCGTGATGTTTCCTTGAACGTCAAATTTATCATATTCTTGTGTAGATAATCTTAATAGTTCTGAGGCATTAGCAAAACTGCCTGGCGTGGTAGATAAAGAAAATGTGCCGTCGTCATTTTTCGTTCTTTCAGCTACATTAATTTCTCCTGTTAAAGGATTTATATAAGCACCACTCTTACTAAACTTCAAGAAACCCTCCATCTGTTCGCGTAAAAAAATCTCTCTGCTACTACTAGTTCCATCATTAGCTCTTTTCATAGCTTTATCAAAGTTGGCATTAAAAGATTTACCCGCCTTAAACATTATATCTACACCCTGTGTCGTGTTTGCTCTTTTCTTGTAATAATCTCTCTCAGATAACCTTCCGTTTCTCAAGTCATCTATATCTTTAGCCATTTGAGTACCAGCATCTTTAGAAAGGTCTGCCATAAACCTATTGGTCTCGGCATTAGCCCCTTGAGGCTGGTCTAATAAAGATAATGCGAAATCCGCGTCTATTTTATCAATAGAAGCTTTGCGATTTTCTCTATCAGTAACTTCGTCTTCAAGAATCTTAGTCATGTCGTTACCAACCTTATTCCAATCTACTTGCGTGGGCGCATCGTCCCTTACATAACCGTATGCCATATTATAATTTTATTTCTTACTTACTTTAAAAAATCCTTCCAAAAATATCTTTAATTCCTCCCCCTACAGCCGCCAAAGCATTCCCTACATTAGTTCCGCCGCCGCCCTGACGAAAATCAGATCGGCTTAATGTATAGTCACTAACATCATTGTCAGCCATTGTTTGTTTATAATCTCCATAAGATAAATTTGGAGTGCTAGGGTTGTCTATGTTTTCACTTCCATATAGACCAACCATTCCAAGACCTTGTTTAGCTAAATTTCCAACCTGTTGAAAACCGGCTGTATTAGCTGCGTTTGCGGCTGCCCTAGCGTCTGCTGCCATCATTTGAGCGCCTGTTGCTGTTGCTTGATCTATTGTCGCTCTTTTTCCCGCCAATCTAGAGTCTTCTTTAGCGGCTAACTTATCTAAATCGAAAAGTTCTTTTCCCATAGCAACTCTCTGTCCAGCCTGTCCAGTTTGTTGAGCTAGTGCTACTCGTCCTATCGCTTCTGCAGATCCGCGCCCTCCTTCTCGTGCAGCCTGTACAGATTGAGCACCACCCTGAAGTAAAGCATCTCTTTCTAATTCATAGCCCTCTTTTTGAATAGACAACCCTTCATAGTAGTTAACGGAAAGTTCTTGCTTTGCGGACTCCATAGCCTTAGCGGCGGCTTCTTCTGCTTCTGTTTGCTTTTTTCTTTGTTTCCCCGCTTGTACAAAGCTTGCTGTTGCTGTTCCTGCAGATATTGCTAAACCTGCTGCTGCGATTGCTGTTGCTGCTGCCATATTATATTGATTTTATCATTTCCTGTGTGTAGTTATCTCCGGATACGTATCCCATTTTTTCGTAAGTTTTAATCAATCCATTATGTTTTAATAAAGCATAAATAAATTTACTCCCAGAAGACTCACAAGTTTTAGTTAAACTTTCTATTAAAATATCCAAAGCTCCCTGGCGTTTTTCTTTTTCTTTGTATTCCTTATTAGAAATAATCCAGTCTACCCAAGCTACTTTTGAATTTGTCATATATATAAAACCTGCGCAAACAGGTGTTTCTCCGTCTAAAACTATTAGTCCTCCTTCTCCATTTTCAGGTAAGAAATCTTTTAATGGAGCTTCCCACTCCCAATCTCTCCACCATTTGACTAAATAATCGTCATAATCAGAAGCTTTTAACTTTCTTATATTAAATTCCATACTATTAAATTAGATTCAATAGCAAAGATACTAATTTTTAAGGATAACTTTTCATAACCTGAGACTCTACGGCAAATAATTCGGTAGCTGTAGTGTCTGTATTTTCGATAGTAAACAAACAATAATGTCCTAATATTCCGTGAGACTCTGCTAATGTGTTTTTGTAAGCTAATATAAAAGCATTCTCGGTGGTTGGAGCTGTCGATCCTTCTATAGTGGCATCAACCGTAATTCTGCCTGGGACTATTCCTGCTATTTGACCAGCTAAAGCGGGAGTATTGGTATTGTCATTGTTGTAATACAAGTAATCTCCAACGCTAATTATAGAATCTATAGCTACTGTTAAGTTAAAAAACCTCTGAGTATCCGGCCCACTAAAACTAGTTATCCTTCCTATTCCGTTTACAGATCTTAAATTAAAAGTATCTAATATTGCAGGAACTTGAGTTGTGTTTTTTACAGAAGCAAACCAAGCCCCCTCCTTCTTTTCAAACCAATTTGAGCTAATGAAGCTATTGTTCTGAATGTTAGTGGATAATGCTGCACTCCAAGAGCTATTTGATTGTAAGGTTAATGTTTTAAATAGTTTATTAGTTAATGGCTCTTTATTAATAACGCTAGTCATTCTAGAGTTATATTGAGCTCCGTAATAATTATTATGCACCTCATTTGTGTTATGTCTATATAAATTACCTCCAGAAAAACTGTAGAAATAATTATTCATTCCGATCATATAGTCAGGACTAAAAGAAAAAAACGAAGGCCACCCTTTAACCCCTTCGCTATAAGACAAAGTATATTGCTGACCTAAAGGCACTATCGGAGCTGGCACAGGATTCGTAGGAACAGGAGTCGGAGCTGGTGTCGCTGTAGGAAGTGGAGTTACGGTTGCGGTAGGTATGGGTGTTGCTGTTGGTAAAGGCGTCGGACTTGGTGTCGGCGTTGGCGGTATTGTTGGCGATCCACCTGGAGTAATTGGATTAGTTCCTGACAGTACGCCAGAAACGGCAATAGTACCTGACCCTGTGACGTTAGAGCCGCCACTTGATAGTAATGGGAACAAATAAATAGTGTAATTTCCAGCCGGCAAACTGTTATAACTTCCTAACGCTCCGGTAATTATCCCTGTAGTGCTTACTGGTGTGTTCCCTGAAGACGCGGTAGCGTCTGACGTACTTCTATAAAAATTAATAACCTCTTCCCCTGCTGCATTTATAACAACCCCTCTTGCAGTCACATCTCCACTTCCATTATCCCATCGTGCGGATATAAAAGGAGTGTCTCCGTAAGTAGGAGATGCAGCTAAAGGTAGTGAAAGAAAAAACTCCTTAACAGCTACCACGCTATAAGTAACATTTCCTCTGCCTATATATTCAAATCCAGTGTTGGGATTAAATGAAGTTGTAGTAAGTTCGGTATAAAAATTCATAGGTAAATATTCTAGCTACAAAATTACGATTTTATTATTAATGTATTCAGATTCTTGTAAAGTCAAAGCTTTATGATAAAATATCAAAATACTCTCTCCAATCAGATTTTATAAGCTCTATTTTATCTTTATTATCATTCCACATAAGATCAAATATCTTCTCATCAGACCCAATATATCCTTTCATAATACAAGCCTCTACCTTATAAGCAAAAGCATCACACATCCATTTAAGGTCTTTCTTAGGTATAGAGAAACAACCTCCCTGTATATTCCTAAATTGACTAAGAGAATGGTCTTCGTCGTTTTTATAAATATGCACTGGTGTGTTATGACTAAAAAACATAGGTTTATCACTGAGCTTGGCTGGGTTTGGCCACTTTACATTGTATTCACTAGCGTCTTTATCTCTAAAACAACCCGCATCTACCCACACATAATGAGTCCCATCAGTTATAGTTGAGGCGTCTAACATCCACCTTAACTTGTTAAACATGAGTATATTGTACCATACTTCGCACATCTCAGGAACTTGAGGAAATACCACTTTGTTTTTAAATTCAACTGAATTCATCAATATATTTAATTCGTAAAAATGTTTTAAAGTAGAATACAATACAGGTTTGCGTAGTTCAATTATATCTATATTACTAGGCCTTAAAGCTTCAATCTCATCTTTTAATTTTTCAGTATAACAAACAATTTTATTCTTAACCTGAAGAAGATTGTTCATCCAATACAAATAAGTATCTATGGATAGATTATATTCTTTCCATTTATCCCTTTCAATATCATACAACGCGGTAACTATAATAGGCTTGTTCATAATTATATTTCAAACACCCTTTTGTTTATCCACCCTTTAGACGTGCTGTAAGGCCATAACACCCACTGATGGGGGTCAGGTCCATTATACTCTCTTCGTACAGTAGAACTCTCCTGTGTGCCTACAAACAGATTGTTTATCTCTACCTTGCTTAAATCCTCTCGATTTAAAGGCTCTCCGTTTTTATCTTCAAAAATTAAAGCAGCAAACTCATAATCATCTTCTGGAAAAAAATCTTTACGTAAAGTTAACTGATGTTTTGATTTTAAAAAATAAGGCTCATTTAATCCCTTAGAAGGAAGTGTGTTTTTTGAACAGCTGTTAGTTATAGCCCTGTCCTTAAAGCGTATGCCACTGTATTTTTCATAATCCATAATAGTTCTATGACTACCAATATCATAACCTTTAAATGCGTTTTTATTACAAGGAGAGCAAACCTCACCGTCAACCCCTAAAAGTCGCCTAGTTCTAGAATGAGCAATTTCATTTTTTGAATGCCAATCCTTGTCATCATCCCACTGCTTCACTCTACCCACCCTAGTATACTCGTGCCAATTAATTAATTTATGAGGGTGAAACAAATCATACCCCCAAGTGTAAGCCCTTACCGCTATTGTTATCTCTTCTCCGTGGAAATAAAACATAGGATCGTGCTGAACTTCTTTACAGAAATCTCCAACAGTAAAAGCAAAATGAGCAGAATAGAACCTAGCCGGAATAGGGGATGTAACAGTTTCGTCTAAATAATATGGTAGAAAAAATACAACTCCTTCTGGAGTAAATCTATCAAACTTCATTCCACAAGGCTTATCACCTCTTTCAACTGGATCTTTTTCTGGAAAATAAGAAGGCATATACCCCGTAAGCAGAGGTTTATTATAACCTTCATCTTGAAGAGACTTCAGCATATCTATGCATATAGTGTCCCAGCCTTTTACAAATCTGTGATGAGAGTCTATTTGAAGTGTGTATTTTTCTCCGTTATAATGTTGTTGTATTTGATTTCTAGCCCAGCAAGCGCCCAAAGAATCGCCGTAAGGAATATCTATAATTATAAACCTATCATCATTAGCATATTTTAGAAGCGTGTCCCATTCATCTTCATTACTATGTTGATGTGCAATACATATTTTTAGACCACTTGAATTGTCTGCGTTCTCCAGCATATTATCAATCGTGGGAATAAGTTCCGGATCTCGATAACTAGCAATCTGTATAAAGATTGTTTCCATTATATTAAATTTAATTATAAAACAAAATTACTAATTATATTGTAAATTAAAAATTATAAAACCTGAATACTTATCTGACACGTGTCTAATACTACCCCGGCATTATTACCCTCTTTTAACTGCATCTGTACAAGACCTGTTGCATTTGGATTACCGTCAAAATAAATATTAACCGGCCCTCCGCCTGGACCGCCTGTATTTGAATCTACAGTAAAAGAAAGATAAGCGTTGCCTCCACTAGCGAAGTTAATGTAATAGTTTGTATTACAGTTTACGGTAGCAAATAAAGTTGTCGCAGAACCTCTAGCCACGCCTAAAACATTAGGGAAAAATGTACAGTTAGGAGTTACCGGAGGCTCAGTTGCTGTAGCATTAGCGCTACATGGTATTAAAGCGCCATTATTATTAATAGGAGTGTCGATACCACTTCTGTCAACAGACGTCGCTGTAATTCTAATGTTAGCACTATACGCTTGAGGTTGAGATCCAGACTGATAAGTAGAAGGAGTAATAGCCCCTTCAATATTCCCATTAACAATACTTGCGCTAACCGACTGACCAACAGTCCCGTCTTCTACGGTAAATGTTGCATCACTACAAACAAAAGCAACAGGATCTGGAGGTAAAGCAGGGCATCCCGTTAAGCATATACCATTTTCTTGAACACAAGCCACGCCCGACAACTCTGTCCAAGTAGCTCCCACAGAACTAACACTCGCCTCAACAGTGTAAAACACCCCTGTAGCTGAAGATTGTTGCACCCTAGTGTCTATACCAAACTCAACTTCTGTAGTAAAGAAAAATTCAGTCTCATTAGTTAAACAAGCCCTAAGTTGATAAGTAAATGTAGTCGAAATAGCTGGACATCCAAATAAACCTGTTAAAGCCTCTAGGCTAGACGGAAGTATCAAGCTCTGATTAACTGAAGGCAAGGCTGGAAATGTATTGTTATACGTATAAAACTTAGACGGAGTAGCACTACTATCAATATACCTTTGAGTATTACCAGGTTCGTCCGCAGGCAAAGAAGCAATATATCCGGAATCTGGAGTTACTCCTGCACTATCAACACAACCAACTAACGTGTAGTAAACAACAGATGGCCCTGGTGTCGGAGTTGGGACAGGAGTCGATGTAGGCGTCGGTGGAATAGGTGTGGCTGTAGGAACTGCCGTTGGTGTAGGCGTTGCCGCGCAGTTAGGGCATAAAACAGCTGTAAGTAATCTACATCCTAGCAATTGACGAGATATAATTCCATCAGAATAATACCCATCTCCTGCACAAATAGTTAAATTTGCATCTGTAAAAATTGAAGTAGCACTTGCAAAAGTAGCCGTGTCAAAATAATAAGTTCCTTGTGCCATTTATATTAATTTAAGTTGGACAGTTTAATGTTGTACTCCATGAGTTATTACTTAACGGTGAATACACTTCCACTGTAGCAAATGTTGTTGCTGTAGATTTAGTAAATGTTCCCGTTCCAATACCAACTCCAGAAATAGTCTCGGGAGGTAATCCTCTTCCTGAAAGAGCATTGTTTAACGCTCCTTGTTGAGTAGCATCCCCTCTATATCCAGTGTTTATAACTTCAACCCCGTCAAATTTAACTATTACTTTAGAAGGAACTTCTGTAATATTAAAATCTAACAGTACTCCTCCAAGTGTAGCTCCTAAAGTAATATTTGATGTTTGAGGAAAGACAGCACCTCCGCTATAACTATTCGCTACGCCACAAGCTATTGTAGGTCCTATAGGCGTCGCTGGGCAGCAAGCATCTATGTAGTTACTATCTTTATTTAATATACCGCTAGTTGAGCTTCTATAATCCCAAATTAAATATAATTTATTTTGAGTTGTAGTTCCAACAGGCATAGTAAAATTAGCAAAATTTTGACCTCCATTTGTTACAATTGGAGTGGCTTCAGAAGATGCGGTTATTAACGACAATATATCTGATGAAGTATTATTATATACAATATCTGTTCTTAAATACCTAAACTTATTAGATGTGGTATTAAACACAAAATCATCAGTAGTTAATTTATTGCTTATTATATTCACTAAAGCTCCTTCACTAGGAACTACTCCTGCTCCAATAGGACCTGATACGGTACTATATTGAGATACAATAGGAATTAAATCGCTCGCCGCAAAATCAACTTGATTGGAATGTAATGGTGAAGAAAATACACCATCTGTCCAATTATATTGATTATGAATAGTTTGAGTTGCTTCATTATTGCTAGTAACACTAATATTATATATTGTTATTATATCCTGAATAGGGCATTCAGTTGTTATTTGTATAGTGTCCGCAACTAAAGAAGTTGTAGAAACCACCAAGGTAATTTCTGAAACATCTACTATATTTTTAGGTATAGTAATAGTCCCGCTTACAAATACTAATCCGCTAGTATATTCAACTCCATTGTAGTAAGCCTTAATAATATAACCATCCGAACCACTGCTTGTAGATTGAGAAACAATATCAAGACCAGATTCAGTCTGAACATCTTCTAATCCGGGAGATACGGGGGTGTTTATTTCGCTAACAACATCTTCTAGCGCAGCGTTAGGTATAACATAATCAATAACTACTGATCCTATATCTTGACCTACATTCACACAGTATATAGTCTCTTCTTCTGGATTTACTAAAACATTTTCTGTTACACCACAAGCCAAACAATTACTCATACCTGGGATTGTTTGAGAATTAGTAGCTAAAACATACTCGTTCATGTAAGGGTCAAAAGCTCCAAGCTTCTGATTAGTAATGGTATTTATAAAGAAATCTCTAAACCAGCCACGCATCCCAAATTCAGAAATAACCTGTAATTGTTCTTGCCCAACATCGTTTCCTGTTAATTGTATTACAGCACCTCTTTTTGAATCCGTAAAATATTTATTCGCTCCATAAGAAACAAAACTTTCAGGATTAGAGCTTATACCAAACTCTTCAATTCTAGGAACTTGCGATCCTAAAACTTCAGGAACAGACGTCAAGACTCCACCTCCAGAGGCATCTGTAAGTAAATTTACACCTGTCATCACGTAAGATATTTTATCCTCTTGAAGCGTTAGTATGTCTTTTTTCCTAGAGTATAATTTATTTATAGGACCAAAAGAATCCTCTAAACTTTTAAAATTTAGAAGACCTAAATTAAATTCATTAAGCTTATTTACGTTGCTTTCATCATTAAATATACCGCTATAAGTTAGGTCCGCAAACCTGTGAGCCTCCTTGTATATTTCTGCAGATGTAGTGCTTACTCTATTTCCAAAATTTAATGGCTTCCCCGTTAAAGAGTCTCTGACTTTATAACTTTCAATTCCATTTCCAAATGATATACAATTGTAAAATCCAGTGTCAATAATAGCATCTTGAGGAGTTGTAGTTCCTGCGTTATTAAAATTAATAAGCTGATTAGAAACATTTCCCGTGTGCTGACCTAAATCGTCAATAGCAAAAGACAAGTCGTTTTCATACCAAACATCAGGTAAAGCTTCAACTGGCTCTGTCTCAAAAGCAATAGTAGAACCGTCGGTTCTATCTACTATTATCTGAACATCAACAGAAGCCTTGCTTCGACCAAGATTGCCAACACAACCCACTCCTCCAGCAACAATTAAAAACAATTGATTAGTCGTGGTGTTTCTAAAAAACTGATAACTAATGTTATTTATATTTGCATTAGGAAAATCAGTCCCATTAGGATTTCTAGCCGCAGTAATAAGTGTATTATAGTAAGTACTAATGAAGGGACTCCCAGTTTCATCTCCATCATAAGTACCCTGTCCATTATCTATTAGTAAATTAATACTTTCACCTTCCCAATAATCTTTAAAGTTATTATAATCAGCCCTAGCTCGAACGTCTAAATTTAATTTATAAGTTCTTCTTCCGCAGCTATTACTTCTACCCCACCTATTAAATAAAAAATTAAATCTACCGTTTGATCCATTATTTACAGTGTAGTCAATATAATCATAAGGAGCTCCTGAAGTGTTCACTACATTTACTGGGTATGCCACGGCAGGTCTTCCGTTTACTCTATTTTGTATATTTCCTGGATCAACCAAAACCCCTCCCGCATCATCAGCAGAAGCTATCGAAAAGTTGGTAGTATTTATCTTCATGTAAGCTCCAGCAGGAACGTTAATTGTTCCTGCAGGATCACTTCCAGCAGCAGGATTTAAGGGATCTTCTATATTTATAAAGTTAATTCCTTTTGCTTCTTTCTCTAATACTGTTGCGTATGTGCAACTCCTTAAGTATTCGTTGCTATCTCTTTTTACTATTAACCTATCTCCAGTCTGGACCTTAGCCGCATTCTCTCCCTCTAATAAGAAAAAAGTAGCGTTACTATCTGGATCTTTATAGTATGTGCTAACATAAATAGTATTATAAGTTGTTTTGTCAGGCTTAATGACAAATTTATATCTTTTTGCCCATGAAGGCGCTATTTGAGGTGGAGAAACTGACGTAGAATTAGGTCCAGATCCACCTGGAATAGTAACCTGTATAGTGTTTACTGCAGCTGAATATTCGCAAGCAACATGAACAGTGTTGTTTAAAGAAACTTGAGTAGTGGAAGATCTATTGAACTCATCCATGTAGACAATGCCTATTTCATATCCTCGATTACTATGTAGACTATAATTATTAGATGACTTTACATAGCGAGCTTCAACTGAATTTATCTGATAATACTCATATAAAGTTTGAGTGGGAGTGTTTATATCATCCACAAACTTCATAGCCGGTATTTGAAAACTAATAACACTACTTCCAGGGCTGCTTATTATTTCAATAGCTTGATCTACAGCAGAAATTCCACTTGCAGTTTTAACAAACGTTGTCCCTGAGTTAGATAAGTTAGTTGGTATAATACAATTAAACTCATCTGTAACCGTAACTCCAATGCACGAATTTGCTACAGTTTTAATAGGAGGCCCAATTATCGCTATAAAATCAGCGCTTGTCGCTAAGTCATGAACGCTATTAAAGTTTTGAGACAAAACATAATCAATAGTGATAACTTTTGCTGTAGTCGTTGTGTCTGGAAAGGGGGCTTGACCTGAAAAAGAATAATGAAAAAATTGAATTTCAAAATTTATACTTGAACCTTGAATTAATTCTGAGTCAGATAAATCTACACTAACAATAGAGTCAGGTATTGTCTCTGAAGTTCCACCTATAGTATATACACCACTATTAGTGGTATCTGTAAGAGTTACTAAGCCTACATCTTTTGACTCTAAGTTAACGCTATAATTAAAATTAATAGGGTTATTAAACCTATCTAATAAATTGTATCCTTCTACGTAATTTCCATACACAAGTCTGTTTCCTATTAAAGTTTGAGCTTGAGCTATTTTAGGAACATTATCATAAAGCCTTAATATTTCATATTCAGGAAGTATGGTAAATATTTTTTGATTATCAAAAATATAAACTTCTGTATTGTCGTTTCCAAGTCCTGCTGCCGCTTTGTCTATTTTTTCTATAACTTTAATAGTAGGATTATCCATCTCCTTAAATAAAAGTTCTATTCCCGTAACTAAAGCTCCTCCAGTGTTGTAAGATATTCGCACAGCATTTGAAGAGTTTATCATCCCCTCATTTAAAAAACTTTCATAACTAAAAGTAAAAAATTTAGATGTAAACGCAGGGTCACTAAATTGTGAAGTTGCAGAAAACTCTCCATTCTGATATTGATACCTGTAAGCAAAGCAAATAAACCGATCCTCTAAAAAGTTATTTTCAGTAGGCAAGGAAAATGCGCTAACAGTCGGTGCAGAGACGGGTGGCTTTTTTATTACTAAAAGGCTTTCTGCGCTAAAATCATCTATATATGCAGCCATGTCTAAATATTAATTGTGTAAGTTACATTATTAACTAAAGTTATACTTGTAAAGTTAAGTAATCCTGTCGATTCTGGCTGTATATTTATACCTGATCCATCATTAAATATTGATCCAGGCGCATAATTTACCGACCAAGTTCCACTTGACCCGTCATCTCCAGTTATAGTGCCCGACAAAGTTCCTGAGCCTGGATTACCAACTCCTGAAGAATTAATTATACCAAAACCCCCGGTACTATCTCCATATACAAATGAAGTTAAAGCAAAATTAGAAGCGTTTCCGCTGCCTTGGAGGCCATATCCTTTGGTAACCGTAAGCACTGACCCTGAAATAGGAATTGTATAACAGTCTGTACCCGGCAAAGCAATTTGAGTTGTAGTAGGCGCTACTCCCGCACCTATACCTCCAATAGGATTAGGGCAAGGAAGAAGAGTCCCTCTATGAAATCCATAAACGTCCACTAACACAGCGTTAGTAAATCCAGCAGTAAATTTCCACGCTAAACTTGGAACTGAAGCAGGAGTACCGGTAACTGGATCACCATAATTATTATTTATATTTATAGATCTAGGGGGATTTAAATTATCTGTAAAAAATAATAAATTTTCAATTAAATTTATACCTGTTATTAAGTTTTGAGGATTAAAATTTAAAGTAGTAAGTATTCCTCCTCCGTCATCAAGACTAATAACATGATAATTTAACTGAGTTGTTATCGTGTTAAAAGAAACTATCATATCACATTTTCCAGTATTTCCTAAAGGAAATTCAGGATCATGAACAAACCAATATATAGTCTCATTCGCACCATCATCATAAGCTCCCAAGGTTCTTGCTGCGGAACTTAAAGGTGTCTCAACAAGTGTTACCCTGTCTGTAAATATTAAAGACGTTAAAACGGTGTTTCCTTTAGTATTTTCCACAGAGCCATATTCAGAATCTTCCGTAGAACCTAAGCGAACATTTAACGCGTCAATATATTCACCATCAATTATAAGCCTTTCATCAAGGCTTTTATTCATCCTTCCCTTAATGAAGTTTCTTTGAATTTTTGCCATTTTATTTTATCCACTTATTCTGACCTCGCATACTCATAATTAGTCTACTAGGATGAATATTGCTTAATCTAATTTTTGCATTTCTTAAAAGTGCTGATTTGTTTTTTCTAGCTCTATTAATAATATATTCTTGCACTCCAAATTTACTATTTAAAATAGCGTAACTTATATATGCGTATATATACTCTTCAAACATTTTATTGACCGTAACCAAACTATCATCTCCGTTTTCCATACCATCAGAAATGTATTGTAAAATACAGCTTTGATTAGCCATAGTGGAATCAAAATTAATTACACCTGCTTTTTTATCAATAGTAAAAGTTGGATTTATGTTAGCAGTCTCAGTATTTAAACCATATCTCGCGCCAATTCTAGAATTATATATATCACTATCAAAATTGTTGACCCCTGGGTTTACATTTTCGTCTATTGAATCATTTAAATATATGCTCTGTAAACTTCCATCTAATCTTTGTGTATCAATAGCAGAGGTTTCTGTGTTTACATTATCATCAGAATCATAAGTAAATGCTGCGGTAGCTGTTTGAATATAAGAAACGGCAGACTGTACTTGTATATTTTCAGTAAGATCTCTTACTACGCCATCTTTAAATAAAGATAGCTTAACCCAATTCACGTAATCTGAAGGTAATACAAACCTTAAATCGTCATAAACAGTAAGCTCTAAAGATTTTATTTCTTTAAATGCATCGTAGTTTAACTCCTGTATACTTCGCTTTGCGTGAAATAATATTTTATATCTATTCTCGTTATTTACTAAAGAATGGTTTCCGTCATACATCAACAGAAAATTAGTAACTATATCAGCTAAACTAACATATTGATACGAACCCCAGTTAGAATCTGTAGGTGCGACACCATCGTTTGTGTAATATTTTTTTTGATCTATATATGCCATGTTTATTGCTGTTGATTTTGAATTTGTTCTTCCATCTGTCCAAATTTAACTACATCTCCTTCTCTAATAGATATGCCCGCATATTGCAATATCTTTGCCACTAAATCATTACCGTCATCTATAGGTAACTCGAAGTCTTGAAAATCCGGTTGACTTTGATCAAAAATAGGGTCTCCATTAGAAATTGAAGTGAATGTCCATTTAGGGTCTTTAGGATACCTGATATACTGCGCTTGAACATCTCCAAAAGTGTTATATGTACTTGGATATATAGTTATACTAGAAGCCTCCTGACTATAGGCAGGATAAGTTATAGAGGGCGTTGTAAGTATTGAGCTATTAAGTAAAGTTATTTTACTTTGACCCACTTTTTCTGCTTCCCCTTTATAAACACCTCCTGTTGAACATAAGACTTTATTTAATAGGTAATAATCAGAACCTGTGGTAGATGCGCTAGGAAGGAAAAAAATGTTATTAGCGTTTTGAGACAAAGATTGTGTAACTGAAAACGTATCTATTACCTCTTCTATCCCCTTTTTTAAATCGGCATATCCAGTTCCTGATATACGTGAATTTTCTTTATTGATTTGTTGATTATATGAATAAAAATACTCATCAAATAAATCTAACTGAGCTTGCTTCGCAAACAAGTTAAAATCCGATGGAGATATATACCCGTAGTTATTTTTATTTATAATCGCTAAAACTGTATTTCGTACAGAGTTTATCATTGCTACTTATTTTAAACAAAGATAAGCAAAAAAAAAGAGG